ATGTTGCTTCATCGGTACACAGGCATTCATCGAGGATTACGCCTGGTACGATGCACAACTGGCCGAGGATGACTACGTGATCGGCGTCGCCGCCTGGACGCTTGGCAATTGGGGGAGCGCCAATTTTCAGGATGCACTGCCCGCGCTGGCGGATTATCTCATCAGCTTCGAGCCGCCACCACCAGCGCCGATCCGGTTCCCCATCTATCTACCGCTCATTTTATCAAACCAGTGATGAGCGCAACAGCGATCGATCCGACCGTCGTAATCACCGCGACTAGAACCACTTTCCACAAATCAAGTTGGCTTTGTTGCATCAGCGCGATACGCGCTTCGGCTTCTCGGTCGCGCAACTTGTGGCTTTCGATGTGGATAGCAACCTTCTGCGCAAGCTCCTCGATGTTGTGGCCGACGAACTTCATCTGTGCGCGCATCTCGCCTTCAAACTCGCGCAGTCCGAATTGAATCCCATCCTCGAAGTCGTCAAAACGCTCTTGATGTGCCCGTAGCACTTCGCGCGACTGCGCCTGCTCGGCGCGGATGCCGTCGATCCAGCGCACCAACTCCAGCCAGCCCTTGATCGGTTCATCCATTGTTACTGTTGCTGATGTAACGATCCATCTGCGCCGATTCGTCATTGACAAACGCAATGATGACGCCGACGTTTGGATCGTCGAGAAGATTGAGCACTCGGATTCCGAATAATACCCATACGCCGCGCTTGCTTTTCATCCGCGCATAGCCTCGATCCCGTAATTGATCCGGCTGCTCCAGTGTCTTCCCGAACAGTGCGCGCCGTAATCGCGTCTCTTTCGGGTGTGTGAACTCGAATGCGTTGTGGCCGATTATCTCTTGCGGTAGGTATCCGAACGTCTCGCTCACGTAGCGATTCACGTACAGGATGTTCGCCTGAGCATCGAGCATGATCACGCCGCATGAGACATGCTCGATCACGACTTTGAAACGCTCTTGTGCGACACGTATCTGCTGTGCCAGGTAGATCACGCGCTGGCACTGTTCGCAGATTTCGGAGCCGGGATAGTCCATATCTCGTGTTCAGCGTATCGGTTTTATGTGACGCATCATCCAACTGAAAGAGGAACCGGATCACAAGATTGATTCCCCTAGTCAGGCCTCGGTGCGCTCAGCGCCATATTCAGTGCGGCACTATCAGGCCGGCCGAGGGTCAATCGATTCGTTCCGTTGGAGTCGTTATATTCCGTCTGGGAAATCAGGAACGTAAAGCCCGTTCCGGGAGCCTCGTCTCCGAAGTCGCTCAGGAAATTCATGATCTTCAAACGCTTCCCTGAACGTATCCAGGATGCCGGGACACGCTCGCCCGTCTTGGCTCTGAGAAATCCCTTGATGGTAATGGGTGAGCCGATGTAGTAAGCTGTTTTTTGTTTCGTTGCGATGATCGTTTCCGCCAGGGCAGAAGCCGAGGCAGTAGACGAAACACCTGCTGGAGCTATCACCACTCCCGATCGGGATTTGATGCTATTGCTGATGGTTCTGTCCGCATAGTTCCAATCCTCCTGGCCGCGCGTGTTCTTGAACTTGACCCACGCCCGCGTCCAAACGTCATCGGGCATGGCCGACGATACCAGGTCGAAGCCTCCCACAATGACATCCTCATCAATGCCGAGGATATAGTCATAGTCGCTTAGGTCAGGTTCTTGTTCATAGTACAGGATGCCTCCCGTCTCGCCGGCGACCGCCTCGCTTTCCAGGATGCCGACGTTCCATTTGCTGCCGTCGCTCGATAGCTTGGCGACCTCCATCATAAACTCAGCCACAGATCGATTCCATCCATCGTCTACAATGCCTACATTTGTCAGGTCATACGTGTTAGACCCGATCAAGTTCGTGCACGCACTAAATGAGCCTCCAGACTGATATTGAATGCTGGCTTGTAAAATCTGGGTAGGCGTCGTCGTAACGCATCCGCTGCTGTTCTCAGCCAGCATAGACAGATTGGTGATTTTGCCATAGATTGAGCTGGACGTGGGGGTCTGTGCGGCGCGTGAATACAATCGAAATTCCAGGATGCCCGAGCTACTTCCCGATAGCGTCAAAGACACATCGCCCGATCCGCTGCTGGCGGTAGTCCACAGAGAAGCGGAATGCGCGAAGTCGTACAGCATCAATTCCCAAGCCTGCGCGCCCTCCTGCAGGTCATACGAGAAGTTTGCCTGCTTCACATTTGAGCTTCCATTTAGATGGTATCGCAGCACGGCGAACTCGCCGCTACTCCACGCTTCCGGCTTGGGAATGAACATGAGCCGATCGCGTTTATCGAATGTGCACTTTTCATTTGCGTTTCCGGCGTGCGCATACCACATATCGACATTCGGACCATCATAGCGTCGATCTACCCATCTGTTGTACTTGTATTGGTGGAACAACAAACTCCACAAACCCAGGCACGATACTTCGATACCACTGCGCCCTGGGTCTACCTTGAATGTGATTTCTGCCAGCCATCCCTCCCACACCAGTTTTGTTCCGTCACGGATCACGACCCGATAGGCGTGCTTGAGAGGTATCCAGCGCGTCACATCCAGAGGAATGAAGAAGCTGGCGGTCGTATAAATTCCTCCTGGATAGCACGTGGCAAAATGAATATCCTCTGCGCGCTGCAACAAATTATTCGGATCGGTGATCTGTGTCGATCCGGAAGAGTAGACCTCAATGGTTAAGCTGCTTTGCACAGACACTACAGAATACTCCAACGTGGGGTGACAATAACCCTGGCGTAGGTAAGCCCGGTAGCGATGACCGGATTGTGTGTCGCGTCACCGATGAGTGTTGATAGGATGTTGAGTTTGTCAGGCACAAATTCGATGATGTCTCCCTGGAGCGTCAACGGATATTGGTATGGACAGCCTGTGGCGGTATCGTCATACGTGGAGGCGCGCCTGCCCTGGTAGTAGAATCCTGCCTCGCCCAGCGTTGAGGCTGCCGCCATGGTTAAAAACGGTCGAGGGACAGCCATAGCGTAATCGATTTGTATTGATCCCGTTCCGGTGCTTCTCTTGAGTGCTATGCCCGGCGTAAAGCCGGCCGGAGATACACTGTAGTCGGAGAATCCGGGCGGGCTGTCTTGAACCGCGACGAAAGGCGATAGATACAATCGGAACGCGGCGGACGTTGTTAAGGACTTGTAGTCGCTGATGATTGGCGTCGGCGCCGAAAGGATCGTCGCCACCTGTAGAGAGCTTCCGGCATCATATAACCTGATGAGGTTCGCCAGCTCCTTGCCAGCCAGGGCCGCGATACATTTTCGTGTAGACGAGGCGGCACTGGTGAAGGTCGTGGCCGAAGTGATGATGGATGTACCCCGATAGGCTCCTCCGCTTGAGTTGGCATCAGCCGATCCGGATTGTTCGTTGACAAGCTCGATGGGATTTAAGAATTCGTCCGTGTCCATCATCCACATGTACATCGTCGGATCGGTGCTCCAGCCCGTCGATGTGATGCCGGAGATAAATGTAACTGCGGGCGCGCTGCCAGGGATGCCTCCACACACGACATAGTTATCATCATTCGCATCCGTGTCGTCGTGGTTTACTACGTCGTCATCACCATCGCTCGACCAAAGCCACGGAATAGAACCGACGCGCTGACTGCTGGCAACAATGCTGGCATAATTCCCCGCGACTTCGGCTGATGACAGAGCGCGATCAAATACCGTGAAATCCATAAATGTCCCATCCGCCTGTACGCTACTGTCATTTGCCGACCCGATATACACATTGGCCGCCAGTGTCGGAGGAGTGAAGGATGTACCCGATCCGATAATCAGGCCGTCTCGATACATGGCGAGACCGTCCGGGCCGTACACAAAATGCAGAACGATCGTGTCGTTGATGCTCCAGGACTGGAGGCTTGAATTGACAGAGTTCGTGCCGTCGGAAAGCGTGAAGTAGGAATTAGTTCGATCGTAATATGCGTATACGGATGCGCTGGCCCCGGTTCGGGAATCAAACAGGAAAGCCAGACTGGACGCCCATATCCCGGCGCTGGCGCGGCTCGGTCTCCATATCACTCTGATTGTGCCATGACCGGCATTCATTGAATCGGCTGTGGGCACTCTAACCCGCGCCGTTGTGCGCGCGCTCGTCGAGGCGTGCGCTGTTCCCGTCCAGGCGCAGCTGAGCAGGTCTCCATGAACCAGAGGGGTTATGAAGTTCAACCCCTCTAGTTGAAAACCGTCTACGTAGACAGTCCGACCGCTTTTAATCCTGATACCCGTGGCCGTTGACGACGCAATGCCTGTCACAGACGCGGACAGGCGATACCAACCATTGCCGACCGAGGTAAAAGCAGTCGTCTGCGCTGTGCTATACCACAGGTCACAATCGGAACTCGTCACCGCCGCACCGTCCAACCGCTTAACATAGCAACTTAACACGTGCGCGCCCGTGCTGCCCGCGTTGATCGATTGATAGAAAACATTGCTGGTGCTTCCGCGAGATAGCACCTGTGCCGAGTTGTCCCCGAACAGAACGAAATCCTTTTTCGTGTTCTGAGATGCGGCGATATTCGCATCTGCCGTCCATCCGTTGTTCCATGTCACATGACCAAAGATCGGGTTGGTCATCTTGTTCGTTATAGACTCAGGCACGATCAGTCCACGCGAGATGCCGTCCGCAACACCGATGCGATCTTCCAGAATCCCGCCGGTCGCGCTGGCTAATCTCTGTCTTAAACCGATCGAATAGGGTCGAATGACGAGGTTGAGTGTCACATAAAGGTTCGTCGCGCGCCGATTGATATATCCATATTCCCCGCCCAGTCCAACGATGCCGTGCTCTATCTGATAAAAAAGCCACCCGTCCTGACCCCACAATGGCTCAAATGCGATGTCTGAGTTAGCGCGGTATTTGAGGTAGAGTGGTTCGTCTGAATCCCCGGCCAGACCCAACATGAACTGAATGTTCCGAATCGCGCGTTCCATTTCTTGAGAGCCAGTCGTGACGATGTTAATCGAGAATGACCAGCCCCGGTTTGCGGCGCGGCTGGAAATGAGCGAGGCGCCATCGCGACGGTTAGATGACGATCCCTGAGCGAAACTGGGTTCCAGCGCGACCGAGGGGGGAACGAAATCAGCACCCAGGAAATACTTGCTCTGGTCGTTGAGATCGAGCGTGCGCACGCCCTTCACGAGCTTGACGACAGGTATGCTCATGCTATGTTCCCATCGAGGTTGCGCCGGATGCGCGCATTAGCCGCGCCCGTCGCCCTAATCCCACATCGATTGCCTGGATAATTGCGTTGGTGTCAACATCTGCGCCGGCGTTTACGGTGACGCTGCGAAAGCTGCCAACTCCGGCGGCTATAGATTGCAGCAGAGATAACATTTTCTTAGTGTCTGCGTTGTCCATAACAAAACCGCCAGCACCCGGAATGAACATCTCTGGACCTGCCTCGCCAACGAGGTAGGGCTGCCTGCCGGAAACTGGGCCGCCGAATTGTCTGCCCGTTCTGCCTTCGATGTCAGTAATGTGCAACGATCGATAGATGGTCGTGAGAGTAACTGTTCTATCTTGTATGCTATTGATCGCATCCCTCGCTGCACCTGCTGCGCCCGCCAATGCGCCCGCTGCGCCGGCTGCGCCCGATAGTTGCGGCGTAAGATTGTTGACTTTCGGTGTGGCATCCTCGACGGCACCGGCCATGTCTGCTGTGTTGACGGTGGCGCTCCAAACCGCATCACGGTGAAACAGATATGCCTCCGTCGCTGACCGAATAGCTGGATCGACACCATCTGTAACGGCCTTGCTGATGGCGTCCAATTTCTCTACAAATAGCTCTGGATTCTCATCTGAGGCCAATTGTCCAGTAGCGGCCAGGATAGCCTCCGTCGCATCTGCTGTAGCCTGATCGACCAGACCCCATTGAGACGCAAGATTGTTGAGCGCCTGAAGCTCGACTGCGGTCAAGCCGTCTGAGGCGAGTTGCTGTTCCGCAATCCCGAAGAGGATGCGCTTAGTAGCCTCTTCGTGTGCGGCGGCGTTGTCTGCCAGGCTTTTGTTTACATCTTCCAGGCTTGCTCTCGCGTCGTCGCGCGCTTTGCCGTATGATGTGCTGATTGTAGCTTGCAGCTCTCCGGCTTTGGCGCGTAGCTCGTCCTGCTTTTCATTGAATCGGGTCATCTCATCGCCGACTGCGCCAGCCATGAGACCCTTGAGATGATTTAGAGAATCAGAATTCGCATCTAACGCCTCCTTTGTTTCCTCCAGAGGCCCAGTCAATTCCTCTGCTGCGCTTGCGGCATCTAACATGCGCTCGCCCATGTCCTTGTAGGCAGTGGCATTGATCATGGCGAGTCTAACCTGCTCGGCGACGGCTGGATTCAAATCTTGACCAATGATGTTTCCCCAGTCGTCATAGACTTGAGAAGTCTTTCCTGCTACGGTGGCCGACCGTAAAATTTCAGCATCAAAATCGTCAAGTGTTACTGTGCCATCTTTCAGTAGAGCCACCATGTCTTTGACATGCTTGTTAAACGCGTCATCGATCTGCTCTCCGCCCGTCATGAGAATGGTGGCTGCGTCTGCCGCCTGCCCCAGGAATGGAATGAGCTTGTTGCCTATTGCCTCTCCCAAATTCTCAATCGCGTTCTGTGCCTTCTGGAGCTTGCCCGCAAGATTCGTGCCCGCCGCCTCTGCGCTTCCGCCGAATTCCTTTTCAAGCTCAGCCAGGATCAGCGCCTGCGCACCGGCGATATCGTTCATCGCCATCATTTGTTTGATAGTGTCCTTCTGTGATTCAGTGAAATTGACACCTACACGCCGCAAGGCCAGCAAGCCTCTTTCCGGGTCTTGTAGTGCCTTGCCCAATTGGATCGCCGTGCCCTGCAGGTCAATCGCCGACGTGTCGCCTTGCGCGAAGGCCACCGCCATATCCTGCATGGCGCGTGTGGCGCGCGGGAACACTTCGCCACCGATATTGGTAAACGTCAGCAGCATGTTTTGCCCGGACTGAATCACTTCGTCGTCAATCGAGGTCAGGCGTGATTCAGCTCCGGCCAACTTTTCGATCTCTTCCGCTGTCAGACCGGCCGCGCCACCCGTCGATTTGATGACGGCTTCGGTCTGTGTCATGACGCGCTGTGCTTCCATCGCGGCATCGATGGAGCCTTTTAGCGCACCGATTATAGCCGCTGGGCCGATGAACGATTTGACCATCGCGCCGGCCGCCTGGTTGAGATTGGAGAGAGAAGATTTCAGACCACCCAAAGAGCGGGCGGCCTTATCGGTCTCGCCCGTCACGGCGTCTTTTGCCTCGATGATTAGCTGCGCTCGCCTAGTCGCATCAGCCATCGTCGCCGGCCTCCGCCTCTGTCATCATGCGCTTGACCCATCCGTAAACTTCCATGTCGTCCTTGCTCGGCGGGACCCTGCCGAGCGTTCCCAGAAATGTATTAAGTCTACTCAAAGAGGCGCGCACATTCTGCGCCACTATGCCCGGCAGTACGCGCGCCATGTCTTGATCGTCCAATTCGCCCAGCGTCCACCCGAACCGCTCGCACAAATCGAGGTCGCGCAGCTCGTCGGGATATTCGCCGCCGTCCAGGACGTGACGCCCGACGGCGGCGATTAGTTTTTTCGAGGCCCTGATAGCTCGATACGCCAGAAGCGCCAGAAGGCGCGTAGCAGCCACACCACAAGACTATCGTCGGCGTCATTGAGAATCTCTATTCCTCGTTCGCCAGAGGGTAGGGGGATTGGATTGCCATCCACATCGGGCATGTTCCAGGCAGTGACGCGCGGGAGAATTATGCCGATCAAGGCGGCATCGGTCGAGGCGCTTTCCCATTCCCGGCGCAGCCTGAACGGGTAGCCGCGCGTGGCGAAGCGCACCCATACGCCGGGATAGTCGGGCAGGTGACAGTAGACTGTCCCGAATTCCGATACCTCACCCCATGCTCCCGCGAGAGCCGACAACGCCAGAGACCACTCACCCGACTCGATACTCTGACGAATTTGCTCTGACAACTCAGATGCGTCCATGTCTCACCTGCCTACGTGACTGAGCCGAATATCAGGCTCCCGGCCGTCTGCTGGAACGTGAACGCAATGGCGACTGCGCCACCGATCGGGCCGGTTATACTGTAATCCGAGATGAGGTAGCAGCCCGAAATCAGCCGGCAGCCTGACACGGAACCGGCCGGCGCGTAGTTGATGCACGTCGTCGCGCTGGAGGACATGATACCTTCCAGGATGGCGTGAATTCCCGTCGTGTCGGTCTCGTTGTAGAAGCCCGCGCCAGCGAGTGTGGCATCCCGGATTCCCGGCAGCCTGTCCACATCGCATGTGCCAAACACGGTTACATCGACGTTGGCACGCGTCCACGATAGCACGACATTGTTCATGTCCCCCGACAGATTGCGACATGTGCCGCCAGAGTCGCTAACGAATATGACGCTATTTTTTCCGTGAACCTTTGGCATGTTGCCCTCCTTATTTATCCGCCTCGTGGCGGTTGCTCACTCTGCATACTCAATCGCCTGAATCTTCCACATCACCTGCGCCCACAACGCGCCGCCCGCTTCGAGTGCGATAGTCGGATCAAACGACATGCTCATCAAGATCGCGTTGTCAGCAGCGCCGTTCAGCCTGCGATCTTTTCTGAATGTATCCCTCAAGTCATCGTGTCCCTGCCATACCCTATCCAGCAGCGCGCGCGGATCGCCCGTGTCTTTGATGTAAAGCCCACCCTCGATGCTCCAGGTGCTCGTGTCGGATGAATCCGAGGTGCCGAATCCGGTTTCCTCGAAGGATGAATCCGTGCTCGGCATAAATACAATCGCGCAAGCCGTGACGGTTTCCAGAATGCCGAAATCGCACGTGCTGATCTCGGAGGCCAGCCACGGCCCCCAGACCTGGAGCGTGTAATACAGTCCTTCGCGAATGTCAGACAGGCTCATTGAGTCGCCCCATGCAGCACGGCTCCGATCATCCAGCCTAGCGCCTTGTCGATAGCCTCGTCGAGATCGGGATTGACCGCCTCAAGCGTATCGCTCAGGAACGGATGCGCCGACACTCCAACGCGCCTGATCTTGAGCCATGCCCCCGGCATTGGTGCATCCTTGGCATCAGCCCATCGCGCGATCGGCGCCCAGGGCGCATGTGGGATAGGCCCTGTCCCGAATTCCAGAATCAGGCCAGCGTCCCACTTTCCCCGCTGCGCGGTTGGCGAAATCGTGACGACCGAATCGCTCTCGGTATACTCGTCCTCTACGCTTCTCATCAGCGCACCAGTGTAGTAGTTCCGTCCCAACATTCCCTGCATTTTCTTGACTGCGCTCGGGCCGATCCACTTGATCGTCTTGCGCTTTATTTTTGGCATCCACGATGGGGCTGACGCCAGGTTAGCGGCCACCTGTTCCAGAACGCCATCGGATCGGACTCTGATTAGCGGCATAGTTCCACGACCTTTTCGACAATTGACTCCGAGGCGGCGCCGACCGGATGGGCTGCGTTGTATAGACGGATGAAATCCTGCCAGGCCGGATCGCCGCGTGAGTCCATAGCCTGAAGCGCGACGAGGCCCAGCCCCTCGGCGCTCGACCGGAACGGCAGGGCGTGCGCATAATCGAATCCCTCGGTCTGGATGTAGGCTGACGGCGTGCCGAGTATCGCGGCATCGATGCAGATATTCGACGGCCCCTGCGCGATAAGCACATCCGCCGCGCGCACAGCATACGATAGATAATGCTTCGTGATGAGTCCCGGCGTATTCGTGGAGCGCAGCGCATTCTCAAATGCCTTATCGTCTCCCCCGTTCGGGTGAGACTTGATAATCAGCACGGCCTTCCATTCGTGTACCAACTCAATCACGGCGCGCAAGCCGTCATCTATTTCCGCCGTGCCGCTTCCCCGAATCGCAGTCGTTTGTGACCACGTACCCGCATAGCAAATTACGCGATCGTTATCGATGTCCAGCACGCGCCGCGCCTCGTCCCTGTTTGGCATAGCCTCGTCAGCATATAATCCGTCCATCTGCGGCGCTCCGACGATAACGATGCGCTCCAGAGGATGCCCGCTCGCCGAATAGAAGTCTCGCTCGTATTCGCCGCTCGCCAGGATCCAATCGCAGCGCGACTCGCGGTGAATGTCCGGGCCACCATCCGGTCTCAGGTGGCAGGCCGCGTGCGGGACGTGGATCGTCGGAATGCCGCGCGCTTTACACCATAGAACCATGCCGCGCGTGTCAGGCGCTACGTCCTCGTGAACTACACATCCCGCGATCTCTCGCACATTGGACAACTGTGTGAGCAGGGCCGATTCAGACGCCAACGCCTGAGCGTGCTGCATGACATAGCCCGGCCACCAATCCACCGCCGAATGGAATTCCTGAGGCGCGCTGCCGTCCAGAGAAGATATCAGGCGCCCCGCTATGACGCGCGCGTTCTGAACCGCCTTCGCCACAGTCTGGGCCGCCGCATTGAGCGCATGTTCCTGCGTATCTCCGTTCTGAAACTGGATCAGGCTCAGACAACGCAGATTGAGCGAGGCGGCATATTCCAACGCCTGTGGATACATGAAGCATAGATCGTAATGCTCAGATAGCCCGCGCCAATATCCCTGCGCGACCGGATGACCAGGCACGAGCATGACGGGTTTACTGGACTGACTGCTTTTCTGTTCTTCGTCCATCGCCAGATTGTTCCCTTTCCAACAGCCTGCCGCTTACACGCAGCACATCGTACTTCATCACGTCACCTAAATCGATGTCGTCGATGATGAGATTCAGACCGGTAAACCATTCTCCCGCAACGTGGTAGAGCGCCTCGTTTTTCTGCGCTTTCGTCATCACGCCACAACCCCCTGCATTTCCTGCGTCACATAGGTTATGCCCGGAAGTTTTGCGCCCTTTCGGGTTTGCGATTCGGCGATGATGCGCTCCATAATGCCCTGATATTTTCCGATGTTACCCTCTAACGTGAGCCTCTTCATCGCCCACCTGCGATGCTCCCAGGCGATCCTCTTGTGCGCGGCCAGATTCGTAATCGTGTCGTCCAGCGCGGCAAACCAGGCATCGGATGTGTTATCGACGACGCGGCCCATGTGTGCGAGTTCGGAGTAGGTCTGCGATCGGCTCGCAATCCACGGGACGCCGGCGGTCATGTACTCGACCGCCTTGAGCCAGGAGCGGCGCTCGTCGTAGGACGCGATCGGAGCGCCTTCACGCCAGGGCGGATCGATAGGCATAGTCTCGATCGGCGCTACGCCTATATCAAACGTGGATAACACCATCGGCCAGTGCTCCGGCTTGACGCCAGTCTGACGTATCACCCGATCTCCCCATCGATTCAAGACGAAATCAAGCCGCTGTTCGTATCCGCAGAACTTCAGGCGCGCGGTTTTGTGTTTCTCTAAAATCCGATCCAGGGCCTCGACGATGCCGCTGAATAGCCACGAATCGACGTGACTGATCGAGCCTCCCCATCCGATGATAATAGCTCCCTCAGTATCGGGTCTGATGCGTGTCTTTATTTGCGGCGGGCTGACAGATTCATCGTAGTACAACTCCAGATCGGGAACACCCAACGGCCTCTGGTCTAGTCCCTCGAACCAGGCGCGGCGCGTCCAGTTCGGCAACCAATAGCCGCGCGTAATATGCTCCCAGTCTTTCAGGATGACCTTGCTCGGCGATGTCAGCGCGTCAGCGTGTCGCAATCCCTCAGCCAGAGCATCGGTCGGGTCAGGCTCCATCCCGATTTTGTTGAGAATCCAGTACGGGTAGGCCGGGTTACTCGGCGGCAGCATCGGGTAGCCATCGTCCAGATCGACGATGACGGCGCGACCCAGCGCGCGCCAGTAATCCATCGCCTGCCATACGTCCTGAACGATGACGTTGCGCTGAAATATCAGCACGTCCCCCTCGCCGATCTTGCGAGTGACTTCGGGATGGCGCCAATTCAGAGCCGATGGCATGTAGAACAGTTTAGCCGTCATCGTCGTCCGTCCGGCGGCGTGCTCTGCATTGATGCAGTCGGACGGCGACAACGCGCGCCATTGACTACAATTCCACTCGTTCGCGCTGTCGGCATACAGATAGATGAGATGTAGTCCCTTAGCCATCTAGTCCTCGTGTGCCATCGGATCGCCCGCATCCGTCCCGCTCGGCTCAATCGCCTCTTTGTTGCGGAACATCCCCCGAATAAAGCGCGATGTCACTCGGTCTGAATCCGATTCCACATTGTCCCGATCCGCCACGCTGATACCACCGGCGTACACCTGCGAGTTCGCCACGCTCACGCCCAAACGTGACAAGTCCATCGCCTTCAATTCGTTCAGGGCATCATTGAAGTCCTGCTTGAATTTGTCCGCCCGCGTCCGCTCGCCTGGCGAGACGCGAGCATTGATGCGTGAGCTTTCCGAGCGCCAGGCGGCATACAACGCGTTGGCGTCTCGCGCGAAATCGTAAGCCGCCGATGTCGTCGGGATGGCCCCGTAGCCGCGCGTGCCAAGTGTGGCGTTAATCAGCGCACAGCCGCTTGACAGCCATAGGTTGACCTGCGTCAGGTTCGGGCTTGTCGAGGTATCAAATGACGACGCCGATCCGACCAGGTTTCTGCACAGTGAGGCAACGTCGGTTCCGCTTGCGTAGGCCATGCTAGGAAGCTCCTGTCACTTCGCCGTAAGCGCCATAAGTGTTCGGCGTCGCCTTGTTATCTTTGAATGTGACCTGAATCCGGTAGGTCGTTCCCGGCACTGGATTGTCAAACCGGCCCAGGACGATACACGTCGCGCATGTCCCTATCCCAGCCGATCCGGTCGTCTTTGATGCCGTCACGTCTGAGCCGTTGATCAATACAACCATCGATGGCGACAGCGGACACGTAACGCCCCAGGGAGTCGTGTCAAACGCATAAGCGATCTGCTCATCCTCGCCTTGCTCCCACGGCGACTCTTTGAACATTCGGTATGATGGCATTATCGTTTACCTGCAGTCCGGGTTTCTGTGCGCTCAAATAGCTCGCCTTCTGTACTGCGCTCGAATAAATCTATTGCTAGACTACGGATCGGGACAATAAGCGTCATCATTCGAGACATCCGCGACCGCAATGACATCGCAAAACCGCGCTCTGGTAGCTCCAATTCGATGACGGCATAGACTGCAAGGCCAGCAGTCGTCGCAACTGCACTCAGATTGGCAAATGTCTCTATCAGCGTCGCGCCGCTTAGAACGAGATGCCCGCTGGCGGCATAGGTTGCCGTACCTGCCAACGCTGCAGCGCCGCTTAGAATCAGGCGACCATCCGGCGCGAAGCTGGCGACGACTTCCAATGATGCTCCAGCCTTCTTAAACGCCGTCATGCTTGACGGCATCGATGCTGTTCCGTTGACGCTGGCCGCAGCCGCCATAAGCAAACGCGCCACAGATAGCACATC